GGCGAAATAGTGCCTATGCCGACATTTCCTGCACTAGTAATTCTAACTCTTTCACTACCACCTGTTGTTCTAAATCGCCAATCTGCAGCACTTGTCAAGTAAAAAGGGTTTGAACCATCAGTTCTATAATCGTCTGCTGTAACAGAACCAGTAACATCTATACCAGCACTAGTTGTGGCTAGTTTTACACTACCTGCATGTCTTAAATCAACTGCACCGCCTGTTAGGGCTTGTATATAAGTTTGTGAAGCATCTCCTCTTTGTAGTAAAAGATTATCAGCAAGAATTTTTAAATTACCTGTTCCTGTATCTTTTACATAAGAATGAGAACCATCATGATAAATCTCTAAATCATTACTAGTACCAAAGTAAGCTTTAGAGTTGTCTGGGAAGTTTAGGTGGTTACTACCAAATGTCCAATAGTCATTGGTTTCATTCCATAGTAGTGAGACATTAGTTGACGTACCTCGTTCTACTTCGATACCACCGTTCTGTGACGGTGTCCCTGTCTCATCTGAATTAAGAACAATAATGTTATCACCGATATTAACTTCATTACTGTTGACTGTGGTTGTTGTACCAGAAACGGTTAGATTACCACCGACTGTGACGTTCCCTGAAGTATCAACTGTGGTAAAGGTACCAGCTGCTGCTGTAGTTGCACCGATAGTTACATCGTCTAAAGTACCACCATTGATATCTGCAGTATCGGCTACTAAGCTATCAATATTAGCTGTGCCATCTATGTATAAATCTTTAAACTCTAAAGAGCTTGACCCTAAGTCAATGTCGTTGTCGGTTACTGGTAGGATAGCTCCATCGGCTATGTAGAGCTGTTGAGTTGATGTCCCTGAGACATCTATCCAAAATTCTATGTGGTCATTGGTTGTGTCTATTAAGATTTTGTTGAGTGGTGTTACTAAACCTGCATCACCTATTAGGCCAATAACTGGGCCTTCAGCAGCTGTGCCATCGTGTTTGTGTCCTGAAGTATTACTAAATACTGCTAATAACTGGTCATATTCGTTATTAAATAATGCTGCTGTAATGGTATCACCATCACTAAAAGTACTTTGTCGGATATATCCTGCCATTCTTATCTCCTACCTGAAGGTATATAATCTACATAGAATCCATTCACGATATAAGGTGCATTGGAATCATTACTTGAGAATCTAAAATTGTTACTGTGGCCACTACCGACTAGTGATTCTCTAACTAGTGGTTGTTCAGCTGCACCAAAAATTGCTTGACCAAAAATAGCATTACTAAATGTTGCTGGTTCTGGTACTGAGTCTAATAAAATACTGTCTGGTTGTGGCACATCAAGATTACCAAAATCAAATTTAACTGTCAGTGTTGGTTGCACTGTCCCTTCTGGTGTTATGGATATCTTAATGTAATGCAAAGTTTTTAGAGTACCAAAGTCACCATAATCATAGTCTGGTGTTTCATAAATAGCATTTATGTTAGTACCATCAAAACTATGACCAACATCATGGGTATAAACGTAACCATTGGTATCACCATGATAATAAACTTCAACACCATTTTGGTCAAAGTTTGAATTAACATCTGTTACTTCTAAACCTTTTGTTTCAGACCATTGAAACCCATTAGGTCTTAATGTGCCAATAATCCCTTCTTGAGCTGAATTAACTGAGAGGGGATTAGTGTAGTACAATCTATACTGTGACTTTTCTCGTATAACCAAACTAGTTACAGTAAAGTCATCAATGTTGCGAGCTAGGTCACTAAGTAAAGGTTGTATTTGTTTTGATACTGTGCCTAACTCCACGTCACCAATTCTTGCCGTACCAGCAACTGTTCTGATACCATCTGGTGCCAGAAAGACTAAGTCACCACCAATCTCTTGAATACTGTAGCCACTTAAGCATCCTACATTTTCTGTAATAGGGTCTATTCTAATATTTGATGAATCATTAATATTAATTAGTTTATGAATACTGTTTTCACAAAAGACAATTAAGTCTTCACGGAAACCTTTAATACCAACTACTTGGTCTGATATGGTTACTGAACCTGCTCCTGAGCCTGAAAAGTTATCAGGGTCATTATACACACTGTAGTAAACTGTACTTAAATTATTTTCTACTCCTGCTGCTATTAAGTGATGGTCATGGACTGTAATGTGTTTGACTCCATTAGTACCATCAACAGTAATCTCAGCAGCAAAAAATGTTCTGGTATTTAAGTTACCAGTCCCTTCCATTCTAAAGCTATAAACTTTATTAGCTCCATCGGCTATTAGTAGTTCACCATATTCAAAAGTTGCACCTTCAAATAAAGCAAAACTACATTGCCCTTGTCCTGTTCTATTTAAAACACTACGACCTGTAAAGGTTGTGTAGTTATCGCCACCTACTGCTACTGAGCTACGATTAATTTGTAGCCAAGTAGCTCCATCATTACTAAAGTAAATATCATCACTAACACAAGCAACAACTCCATCAGCATAAGGAAATACTCCTAGTATGGTTGCTGTACTACCTGCTGGTTGTGCTGGAGTAACATCACCAACTTTATATTTAGTATAACCATTTATTCTACGATACCCACCTTCAATCGAGACTTCAAAGTTTTGTAGTCTAGAAGCAACCCCGGGAGTTTTTAATAAGTCAATAGAGTTTGATGAGGTTACAAGACCACCATCACATGCAACTGTATAAGGTTGGGAACGTGCCATAAATTAAAAATATCTTCTATCATCAGTCATATACTTAGGCTGAGGATTCATTAAGTTTGATTTCATGCTCTTCATAGCTTTTCTAAAATCATCTAAAGCAAAAGCTGCTTGTTGTGGTGATTCTTTAAACTGCCACACATAATATCTAACTCGTGAAGTTATAACATTACTATATTGTTCTGGGAGGACTATAGTGTCACCATGAGCTGATAAAGCTGTTGGCTTATTAAAAGCATAAAAATGTATATTATAAACTTTATCAGGTATCGGACTTAGTCCAAACTTTCTACTATCTGGAGATTTAATAACATATCTAGGTTCTCCATATACCTGTCCATCAGCATCGTCTGCATTTTCTGAGTCTCTGTAATTACTCTTCCAATCAGCCAATGTTAAAAACTTTAAACCTTTAGAAACATAAGGAGCTGATTCACCTGACACATTAATAGTTGTCATATAAAAATCATCCCAATCTATTGAAGCATAATCATCAGCTAAACTAGAACTACCAGCTTTTAATAAGTACCATCTAGTACCTGCAACACTAGCAACAGTTACATTACCATAGAAAGGGTCAGTAGCTCCACTAAGACCAGCAGATAAAAAAGGTAGCTGAGGTTCTTCATTAGCAATATCAAAGATTGCTTTATTAACCATATCTTTAACAAAAGCTTGAATACCTTTAGCATTTGCAAAAGTTGATGTTGTTAAAGGAACTTCATTTAGTTCTCGTAACACTTCGTTAGTTATATCTAAGTATGTTGTTGCCATTATTTTTTATGTTTCTTTTGAATTTCAAAGTTAGCTGATAAACTTGCTCCTTTATGTGGTACAAACTTACCAGTATGTTTCATAAGCTTATAAGACTTACCGGACTTCATCCAGTGATAGCCTTTAGGTGCTTTAACCTTCATTACTTCTCGCCTTCTATTTTCATGGTATTCATACCAGCCATAGAATTACATTTCTTTTCCATATCTTGAATAGAAGCATAACCACCTTTATTGTACTTGGCTCTACCTCCATTCATTAAAGCTTGTCTACCCATAGCATCTTTTTTCATAGGTGCTCTTAGGTTTTTAGGGTTACTAGCTTTTTTACTAATTTTGCTAAATGTGGATGTTCCTTTATTTGAAACAAGGTTAGGTTTTCCTACCTTTAATTGTCCCGGAGGTACTGAAACCCCACCAAGATTCATTTTTTTTCTTTTTTTGTCGTACATAATCTCTCCTTTTAAAAAAATGGAAGGCTCCGAAGAGCCCTCCGAAGTATCGTTAGTCTACTAGGTAGAAAGCTGATACTAAAGCTTTTGGTCTAAGAACTTTTGCTCCATAGACATGTAACCCTCTAACAATGTCACCGAAGGAATCAGGGTCTCTGATAACTTCTGTTGATGTAATTGTTTGAGCTGTAGATACACTTGAAATGTGTCCACATAAGATTTTACCTGTAGCAGTTGTAGGTGCTGCAATGTTATTTGATTTGTACATTGAGAACCCTCTTAACTTACCACTTGAAACTAAACCATTTCTGATTGAGCCTTGTCCAGCATTAAAGTCTACTGACAATAATTTTGAACCTGACTGTGATAGTTCTTCGTAAAAACTTGGCGGAGCAACGAACCATCTACCTTCTTCAGGTACATTTTGGTCGTCTAATTTTCTAGCCATTCTAGCCATAAGGTCTAAAGCATCAACACCTGTTCCGTCTGAACCTAATAGGTCAACAGAACCTGACGCTGGCTCAACACCTGAACCTACTGCTGCATCTGTACCGATAATATTATCTGGTGAAGATGAAGATACTCCTGCGAACATCTTAGCTAAAACACCTTCGTCAAAAGCATCTCTTAATGAGTATGCTGCTGAAGATGTAGCAACTTCTTTGAAGTTCACGTGTGACATTTGACTTTCAATATCATCTACGATAAATTTGAAAGCGTTAGCTGTATCTACGATAAGAGTTGTTTCTGCATCTGTAAGAACTGTTTTTGTTACATCTGCTCCTCTTTCGTACTGATACACTGTAATTTCTGGTTCGTTGATTATTTTAACAGTATCTCCGTACCCTGAAATCTCACCTGCGTAATCTGTGTTTGTAATTGCTTCGACAACAGAGGCTTTCCTAAAAAAGTTTAAAACTTTCTTGGAATAAATTTCAGGCAAGAAATTATTGTTAGCAAAGTTAGAACCAGACGACTGTGCGAAATTTTCATCCGATTGGTTATAAGCCATTTTCTTTCCTTAAATTATTATAAAAAGTTTATCTTTGAACTCTGCCTTCAAACATGGCTTTACTGATTTCTTCTTCATATTTGTCGAACTCATCCATGCTCATAGCAGAAATCTCCTTAGTAGTCCAAATCTTTTCCTGTTTAGGTTCAACACTTGTTGTTTTAGTTGAAACCATATCAGCAGCAGAAGATTTGGTCTTTCTAGAATTTGACTTCTTCGGTTTAGAGTCCATACCAATATCTCGTTTGAATAAATCTATAGCTCTTGAAGCTAGGTCAGCATCATCAGCATTTTTATATACCCAGTCTTGGATAGATTGTGGCTGTGACTTTGCCCAGTCGTGAAAGTCATCACTGTTTCTGATATCTTCAAAATCAGGATGTCTCTCATTCAATCGCTTTTCAGCATCTTTACGAACAAGTTCTTTTTCCCGTTGCTGGAGAGCTTCTAACTTAGCTTCAAGGTCTTTGGACCTTTCAGAAGCTTGTAAGTGTGAAACTGTTTCAACAACTTCGTAAACATCTGGATACTCTTTTTTAAATGCTTCAAGTTCTTCTTGAGACTTCGGAGCTTTGTAGGTTTGTCTATTTTTAGTAGCTTCTTCTAGTAGCTCTTGCTCTCTTGATTTAAACTCACTAAGCTTTGCATCATAATGTTTCTTTAAATCATCGTATCGCTTCTTGTAGTCTGGTCGCTTGTAAGGTTTATCCTCAGCTGCTTCCTGTTCTACGGGTTGCTCTACTTCCTCATTTGATTCTGCTTTTGCTGGTTCTCTAAAGAACATCCCATCAGCACTCTCAAATGGTTTATCTTCTTCGTTACTATGCCATGATTTTTTTTCGTTATAAGGATTGGCATTTTCCTCTTTTACTTCAGTAGTCATATTCTTCTCCTACTCAGGGCTTCATTTAAAAGGTAGCTGCGTATGTCGACTGTGCAGGGCTTTTATTTTTAAAGGTAGCCTTTCGGTTAATCTAATGATAGGGTGCTTATGACATAAGGTAGCCCTATCGCCTAATATTAGCTTACGGGTGAAGCTTTACCAGTCATCATTTTTCGAGTTCGTATTTCTTCGACTAACTCTTCTTCCTCTTGCTCAGTTGCTTGAGGTCCAACAGTTTCTCGTTGCACACGAATCTCTTGTTTAACTGGTTCTGGTTCAGTCGGTTCAACCACAAAAGTTTCACCTTCTTCCAGTACTTCGCCTCCGTAAACAAAACCTTGTCTTTCATCTGCTTTAGCTTCAGCATCTTTCATCATACGCATCAATTCATCAGCTCCGATTTCTTCTGTTGCTTTAGCAGTAAAGACAAATTCTCCGTCAGATAACCTTGCAGGTATGCTGTCGGAAACACCGTTGCCCGGACCCTCAACGAGTCCAGCTCCGGCAAACTCTTGAGCAACATCAATCACTTTATCAAATAGTAAAGCTAGTTGCTCATCTTGTTCTAATTTATCTTGAAGCATTTCTTCTTCTTCTTCAGTTAATGCTTCGTCTAATATAAAATCTAAATAGTCCTCTTCCATATCTTCGTCAGAGGCCATTGCTTGTTCTTGTTGTGGTTTCATTAAGATAGCCATTTGACTATCAACATCACCACCTTCTTGGAAAACACCACGACCTTTCAAGATATCGGCTTGAGTAATTTTACCGTCTTTGTTTAAGTCTGGGAATTTAGCCATTATTTTTCCTTAGCTCTTCCTATATTAAGTGCAAACCAATCTAAAATTTTATATGCTTTACCTACTAATTTATCATCAGCAGGTGTTGGTGTTAATGCAGCTATCAATGAACAAATTGATACTAACCACGGTATAACACTCACGAGTTTAAGTATTGTATCTAATAAATCTAACATTTATTTCTCCTCTTCTTTTCTATTTAGAGCTTCTTCAACCTGTAATGGCAGTTGCTCTATTCGTACCAGAGAACTCACTTTCCCCTGCAACCGGTACATTTCCTGTTCCGATGTTGCCACCACCAGTCCCTGTAGGTCCAAGGTCTTGAGGTTGTGCAGGTGTTCCAGCAAGGCTTCCCATAAGTCCCTGTCCTTGACCAGCAAGTTCAGCTTCCGGGCTAACATTTTGTCCAGCATTTTGCATTCCTATTATTTGTGCCATCATAGCTGCTTCTTCAGGGTCGTTCAGAATTTCATCTGGGTCTAAATCTAAGCTATAGGCAAGTTCACTAACCAATTTAGAAATCTTAACAAATGGTGCAATAGCAGGACTTTGTGCAGTTTGTAAGAACATTGTCAGTCTTTGACTTCTTACTTCTTTCTGCATCAAGCTATTAGTACCTGTTGCTCTAACTTCTAAATCACCTTCCACATCTAGAGAGCCTTCAAAGAACTGCATGTTCCATTGAAAGAAAGACTCACCTAGTGGTCTTAATAAAAAGTCATCTAAGTTTTTGACAACTGTTTTAATATTTAAACTAGCAGCACCAAGCAACATAGACATACCTGAAGCAGTCCTTGTCATACTTTGTACACCAGTTTGACCATGTGAATATGATGGTATGCCGGTCTGTTCGTCAGCAAGTTGTCTAAACTTGTCGAACATCATCATATTCTCTGGAGCAGTATTTGGAAACTTCACACCATGTATGGCTTGTCCCGGCATGCCAGCTTGTCGCCTAAATATTTTACCCGGATATATTTCCATAGACTGCCCACCAACTAAAGCTGATTCATCCACATCAAAGACGAGAGAACCAGCCATCGCTAGATTATCAACAGCCATTCTTGCATGACCATTCATAATCTGTTGAGAATCATCCATGTTTTCTGCTA